TGGAAGACAAGACCAATAGTTTTACTATCGTCACCTGAGTAAGTGTTGTTCGCACCACTTGGGTTAGAACCTACGTTACTCTGAGGTACGTTGTTAGACATCATTATTGGTATGCCAGCAACCTGTTGAACTCTACCAGAAGCAAACGAACCATTACCCTGTGGGTTGAAGTCAACGTCTACAGTTCTTGTAGCTGATTCAGCAAGCTTGTAGTACTCAGCAGGTGGTAGTACACAGAAACGATCAGTTGGAGGAATGTCTCTTTCATCAAATGTCTGTGCAATGTCATAGATAGCAGCAGCTATCTCGTCACCTGTGACGTTAGCTGAAGATGTATTACCATTAGCAAGTGTTAATACAAGGCCACCATTACCACCACTGATAGTAGTAGAAGCTCTGGAAGCATTAGCAATAACCTTCGCTACGTTCTGGTCATAGGTTCTGGCTAAAGCCTTTCCTAATTCAGATGCGTAGGTAGACCTTACATCATAATGATTCTTGAGTTCATCAAGATTAGTAATGAAACTCTGTGCAATTAGAAGATCATCAATGTTGATAATCTTTTCATTCGCTTTGATTTGGTTTGCTCCTACCAAAGGAGTTCCTACGGTATGATAAGCGGCTGTTGCAGTTCCTAATACTGGGAACTGTGCAGACTTACCACTTGAAATAGTACGAACTGAATGGAGTTGCTCATTAAAAATATTATTTTCAGCAAACGAAGTTAGGACCTCGCCACTGAAGATTTTTAAAAACAGGGCATCAAATGATGTACCTGTGTTGTTAACCAAACCAAGGCGAGATACGGTAGCATTAGCCACTTTGTTCTCCTTGGATTAATAATTTGATTAGCGTACAAACTTCCTAAACTGTCGCACATATTTCATAAGTGTTATCTGTCGCAACAGGCACTCATGTTATATAAGCTATATGTCTCAAGATTTTATACTGACCCACAATTCCACTTGCGTAATGCAAGAGCCTTGCGAGTTAACTTGCCATCTTTTTTTAATGGTCCTTTTACCTTAGACATTCTTGCACAAAAAGATTTTCTTCTTGCTTTCTGTCTAGGAGAAAGACCTGTCTTTTTGGTAACAGGTGCTTGCAAGTTTCCACCTGTTGCTCGATTGTATTTTCTACGACCAGAAGCAGTAAGACCACCAGTGGGGTCTTTATCCTTCTTAGTCATTGATACAGACATAAAAGATGTAAGCTATTTAAAATATAACACCTTTACGCAATCTTTAAACTATTACGATTATTTTTTTTACGTCTATGTTGATAAGTTATTTTTTTTGAACTGGTCTTGCTTGCTTTAAATCTTCTCTTTTCTCCACTACTCATTTCTCCTGTAGTCTTTGGAGTCTTGCTACTAACTCTTCTTGAAGGTCTGCAAGCAGGGTAGCCTTTACGCTTCTCTCCCTTCTGGCGGCCACAAGGTTTGCCAGTTTTTACGTCAACCCATTTTTCATCAAACCATCTTTTAAGGCTCATACTATTGGCTTCTTCTTTTTCTTTTTAGAGTTTTTAGACAAGATCATAAAATCTTCTCTACTAATTTTTCCGTCTTTGTTAGCATCAATTTTTTTTTGATTTCCTTTTAATACCATGATTAAGCAACCCTCAATGATTTTCTTGTGTAGCCACTAGCTACTTTCTTTTTACCACCAACTTTAACTTGTCCTTTGCAGACTTTGACAGCGTAAGCATTAGCGTAAGCAGAAGGGTAGACCTTGAACTTACGCTTTGCTGCTGACTTTCCTCTAGCACATAACTTAGCCATTAACCAAAGACGCTGCTCTTATCTAGTCTAGCGTAAACGTCTTGGGTGTAAGTTACATCTTTACCGTAGCGTGGGTCACGCATAGCAGCTTTAACTTCTTCTGATGATCTGTATGGAGTTGGACCGCTTGAAGCTGGTCTTCCATTAATAAGGTTTGGTTCTACTCCCATAGCATTTTGGTATTGTGTAAATAGACCTTGGACCATCAGTTTAAGTTGAGGTCCTGTCATAGTTTTAGTTGCATTATTAAAGTCTGATATTTCTTGTTTCGGTAAATTGTTCATAGCCCAATCAACCATCTTGCCATAAGATTCATCACCACCTACAGAATCTCTAATACCTCTTACTTCTTCCTGTGCTAGTTCTTCTGCTGCACCTTCTCCGTCTTCTGTATATCCCATTTCTGCTGCCCTACCAGTAAGGTATGAATCAACAGCATTTTTAGATAGACCTGCATCTAACAAGGATTGATACATTTCTTCTGGTATCTCACCTTCATTCTTATGAAACTCTGCACTAATCTTGTATGGGTCAATGTTAGCTTCTTCAAAGATTCCAGCTAAAGTATCTCCATAATTTTCTTTTACTGTGTTGTAGTCTACGTTTCCATCTGGTAGATAGTAGTCTTCATAACCATCAGGAAGATCAACTGCATCTGACTCTTCTACTTCTTGTTGATCTGACGGTTCACCAAGCTTTCCTTCTAGTTCTTTATAGCTTGCAGCCAGTTCATCTACACTTCTAAACTTGCCAAGGATAAGACCGTTTTCATCAGTTTCATTCTTAGCTAGAGTTTCTAAATCCTGTCTAGTAACAGGAGGATTTTCAGATACTTGTACTTGTGATGAAGTCATAGTGGTTTTCTTTTAACTATAGTGAATTGTACTGCCATGTCTAGTAGTAACATCACCAGACTTCTCAGGCACAGGGTTCTCTTCGTTAACACCTAGTTCGCTAACGATAGCTTTAGCAGAAACGAACTTACCATCTTCGTCACGTTTTCTACTGGATTTCTTGGTTGGCATTAGGGGGTCCTCCTTGTTGGATTTGTTGGTTTTGTGCTTCAGCTAATCCAGCTTCAGCATTTACTTTAGGGTCTAGTAATCTTGAACCTAAAGCTGCTGGTCCAAGACTTTGAATAAGCTCTTGCTGTTGTGCGGCTTGCTGTTCAGCTTGGATTTGATCTTGTGTTTTTACTAGGTTAGCAGTATCTATCCCAATACTGGTAGCTAGTCTTTTCACTGCTTCATCTACATTGACGTACTGTCTCATTACATCTGGTCCAAGTGCTTGAGCTACGGTTGTAATAAACTCAATCAATTTGTTTCTATCATTACCCCTACCAAGTCCTTGAAGTCCTGTCACTATCTTAGGTTTGACCAATTCATCAGGTAGCTTTGGTGCTTTACCTGCCCTTACCAATAAGTGCATACGTCTTCTTAGATATACAAGCTGAAACTCTTGAGTCAAGATACTATAAATTCCACCTAAACTATTTTCTAATTCTTGTGCCATAAGATTTATCTCTGCTGCTGTTACTCTTTCTGCGTCACGCTGCACTGATCTTGCCATCAAGAAAGCATACTCAAGTCTTGCTTCTATTCTTTGTATAACACTGAACGCAACACTAAGGTCAGAAGTTTTACCCACTTGCATTACAGAAATATCATTAGCAGATCCTTCTCTAATAGCACCGTTAGGTGCTTTAGCTAGAGTCGAAGCTCGTGTTATCCCATTGGGGTTGACCAGAAACAAACACTTGGCACTGGCACTGGCCGCTTCAATTACAGCTTGCATTAAAGATTCAAGAGTAATTAAGTCACCTCTATATTCTTCAACGTAACCTCTACCATAATCTTCTCCATCAACCCTTATAAATCTAAGTGGAATCCAAGGTGATACTTCTATTTTTGATCTTCCTTGTGTGTTTGGTATTATCTCTCCCTTACATTCTTGATGCCAGAAGAAATCATCATTAACTCTTTTAACACAAGTATATATATCAAGATCATCTTCATAATTTTTTTTATCAAAGTTTTCTTTCTTCTGTATTTGTTCTAAAAAATCTAAGGGTAAAGCTTTTGGGTTGATAGATTCTTTTGTAATTAGTTCTAATACATTACCTACATCATCACGTTTACAAACAAACTTAGATAACGGATATACCTTGAGTCCTTTATCTGTCAGATATAAAAGAACATTACCTGATACAACTAAATGCTTGAGTGCTTCAAACATAGCGACTCTATCATTTGATATTTCTATCTCATTCATCAAAGCATTTTCTATTGTGCGTAGTCCTTTATCTATTTCACTCTGCATTTCTGCCTGTCCTTGCTTTCTTATTTCCAGTTCATCAACTTCTAATTTAAAGAAGGCAGTACTTGGAGGAAGCAAAGTCATTAATAATTTATTCGATAAAGAATTAACTCCACGACTACCTACAGCTTGGAAAGGAGTTTTTAGTTTTGCTCTGCTACCTGTAGAAGTCTCAGGTATTAAACTTGGAATCGTTAACTTAGACGAATCCTTTGCTTCTCTATCGTAGGTTGATCTTTCGCTTACAAGTACTTCATACTTATTAGCTGCTGTGGAAGTTTCCATTTATGCAGGGTATTTTAAATTACCAGAACCAGTTTGGTTAGGATTAAGTAAAGGTATTTGTAAAGACTTAGTGCCTAAAGCTCTAGTCACTTGTTGCTGTTGAACACCTTTAGTCTTTTTCTTTTTAGTTGGCCTATCTTTACCAACTACTACTGTCTCCGCAGTTTCTTCAATAGGAGAATCCACTGGTTGTTTGGGCGGCAATGGTGGCGGTGATGGTCTTCTTCCTAAACACATAATTAAGCTGTCCTCGTTGCTGATCTTTTACTTCTCATTCTAGCCTTTGCTAGACTTTTTGCCTTAGCTTTATTTTTAGCAAGGTTAGCTTTTTGTTGTGCAGTTTTATTGCCACCTCCACCTAGCCTTGCAGTAGTAGTAGTATTCGTAGACTCTGGATTATATCTACCTTCTTCCTTCTGTCTCTTTATCATCAAAGCGTCAGTTGCTCTCTTAGTATCTTTAGGATTGTCCACACCTGTTTGTTCACCTGATACTGTAGGTGCTGCATTTCTTTCTGGCAGTTCTTGTTGAACAGGTTGCCTACTTCCACCACCCATACCTAAACACATAGTCAGCTCTCCAATAAGCTAGTAGATAGCATAGTTTCTTTTTGTCTTTTCTGTTGTTCTATTAAAAAATCTACAACATATCTTTGACCAGCTTTATACCATATCTCTTTTTCAGACATAGACAAATCAGGGTGACGTTGGGGAAAGGCAAGACTCAAACCTTCTATGAGTTCATCAGTAATAGGAGGTAAACCTTTCTCCACTGTTAATAAAAATTAAAAGTTATTTTAATATTATATGTTAAGATTGAAATAACAAGGGAGTGGTTAACCTTGTTGCAACATAAGAAAAAAACTCTGAGTTTGGTTAGCTCCTCTCAGGGTTTTTTTTATGGGTTCCAAAGTTTTACTTCACCTGTATTGTAATTGTAATCTCCGCTTCTTAGTATTCTTGTCAGCCTTGCATTGAGAATAGCATCAGCCATTGTATAACCTTTCTTCTCGTAAGTCTCTAAGACCTTGTGCCATAAAGCTTCTTTAGTATCAGGTACATCAGCCAGTATCTTAGAAGCTGTGACCATACCCATACCTTTGATACCTATTATCCCATCACCTGAGTCACCTGCCAAAGACATTTCAAACCAACGTCTATCAGCTTTGCGTTGTGTGATATGTTCTATCT